CTTCAATAATAGAATTTATAAATTGTTTAATTGGTTTCATAATGTGTGTGTCCTTATTTTAAGAAAATAGTTAATGTTAACCCAAATGCCAGTGCTAATAGGGTATATGACATTACTCGAATAATTGATGCAAATAATTCGTCATCCATTATAGTCCCCTATATCTTGCTGTATCGTATTGACGTAACCAATAATCGACTTCAGCCGGGCTGGTTGGATTTTTGCTTTCAATAAATCTTTCTAATGCTGTAGGGGTGTTAAATAGCTTTTTGAGCTGTTCTAGTATTTTTGACATTGTGTGTCTCCTTTATAAATGTGTGTCTATTAGTGTTTCTACTGAATATTTATCATGTTAGTGTTTCTACTGAGATTTTTCAACCTGTTTGATATAAATGTAACTAGGCTGTAAAATTCAATAAATACTGTATAAAGAGAATAACAATGCGTAAAAGTACACGTAGCATTTTACAAGAATTAAACGAAGCTGGAATTAGCCGAAATACGGATCTAGTAATAGAAAGCCGTGGAAGTAACATTATCCAAAGTGCTATTAACTTATTAGATATGATACGCGAGAATTATGACATAGAAACTGCTGCCGAAATGGAACGTAGATTTATTAACAGTATTAAAGCTTCAGATGTTAATAAATTTAAACGCGGTATTAAACGTATTCAAGAAAATAAAGAATAATATAGAACTTAAATTTAGGGCATATCTGCATAGTTTTTCCAAAACCTGCTAAATAATGTTACAAAGGCTTTTTTATAAAGTCGCTTACAGAGTGTAAGCAGTTGAGCAAATTCGAGGAGATTAACATGCCAACATATTCAGGTAATTTAGTAGGACAAACAGGTACAGACGGTACAATTAGCACAGGCGTTGCCGCTAACTATCGTCGTGCAATTGCACCATTCAGCAACTTTGGAACACGTCAAATTGCGTTTTTCAAAGTTACTTTAACTGGTACTAACCTAAACAATGGATCAAGTGGAATTGACTATCCAACAAACGAAAATACACAAGGTCAAGAGTACGCTATCAATGACGTATCAGGTAACACAGTTGTTCCAGCCGCATACATATACCCATCAAACAGCAACGTTTATGCCGCATTGAACGGTGTAGCAATTGCCGCTGAAATCGCATTAGTCGGTGGTGTAGTATTTGCTAACGCTAACGGTGCAACATCAAGTGCTACAGCTACTTTCGTAGTTGGTGCTTACATTGACACAGCCGCTTCAGAAAACGCTGACATGCAACATGCCGCTTTAGCAAATGCTAATGCACAAACTATCCAAACAGCAGTTTCAAACGCTGTTAACTTAGGTGCAGGTGCTGCCGTAGCAGTTGTTCCAGTTTACTTCAACGGTGGTTCATTAACTGCTCAAACAACTACTGTTGCTAACGGTGGTGGTTATTAATCCATAGTTTATTCCTGTTCGGGATGGGAAGCAAATCAGGACTCTTCGGAGTCCTTTTTTGTTGGCTTAAATAATGTATGGAATACAAGTTATACACACTAGTCGACATTACTCATACTGGCCAGAATCGTTCAGAACCTGGTAGAGAGAAAGAACGTTGGCAAGAACAAAACTTTCAAACCATAATTCAGACGTTAGGCATACGAGCTAATATTATCTATTCACAAAATCCCATAGTGTTAGAAACAAGTGGCCGTAATGCAGGCTTTGATACAGATGAGGTCTTGCATTTATGGAGATTTGATTTTTCAACCGAGCGTGATATGCTATATGAAAATAACGGCGATCCTATAGGATTTCTTAAAGAAGATTTTCATCTAGTTCCATATATTAGCGGCTTAGGAGAAGACATGCAACAGAAATATACCGTATTCAATACAGTTGATCCTGGCAAAAACATAGCGTTTTTTAAAAAGTAATCTTAACTAAATAAAGTTGTAGGCAAAATATCATTATCTAGGCACATTATTACCAATCATACAATAGGCCCAGCTCTGAGCGAGCACAAGACTTATAACATTGGAGAGCCTAGGATGGCCCGAACAGCATTAGTCCAATCACAATTGGCAGAACTACCCGAGCGTGTAGGAATATTAGAAACTAAGGTTGAGAACATCAACGAAAAAATTGGTGAAGTCAAAGACGACATCAAAGAAATGCACGACTGTCTAGATCGCACTCGCGATACTGTTATGGACGAATTAAAAACCATGCAATCAGCTTATTGGCAAAATGCAGACAAATACTACCAACATGCAGAAGAGCTTAACGATAAACAAACTGCCCAGCACGACGAACTAGCCAGCAAAATCAAAGAACTACAATCACTCAAAGACAAAGGCATCAAATACGGCATGGCCTTACTGGCATTTTTAGCTGGATCTGGTTGGGTACATGCTATGAATCTTCCACAAATATTCAAGTTCCTAGGACTCTAATTCAGTTAAATACTGAATGCAGATTCAAGAACTATCAATTGATCCAAATCCCCATCATCACGAACTAAATCCAGTTCTTTGGGACAACGATTCCTTACGTCCAGAAGTTCGCCACCAGTTACTTAAAATAGCCAAACACTTTGTAGAATTTTTAGAAGTACCCAATTTAAAACTTAAAGATGTTACATTAAGTGGTTCAAGTGCTGGCTATAATTATAGCGATTACAGTGATATCGATTTACACCTAGTAGTAAACAGCGAAGAATTATATACAGCACAAAAAGTACAATACAATAATACTTACAACTTAAACATAAAAGGTATACCTGTAGAATTATATGTACAGCCTGCAAGTCAAACACATCACTCAGCTGGCATCTATAGTGTACTAGATAATAAATGGTTAACTAAACCTGAACATATTGAACCAACAGTAGATCCAAAAGATATTAAGAGTAAAGCTCGTAGTTATGCTGGTAAGATTAATTTTGCCATGCGTACTAAAGATATAGCACAATGTCGTGCGGCTATGAATGAATTAAAACGTTTACGAAAAGCAGGACTAGAAGCTGGAGGCGAGCAGAGCGTGGAAAACTTAGCGTTCAAGCTACTCAGAGCTCGCGGACAAATCGAAAAATTGCGTAAATACATTACTAAACTAGAGAGTGCCGAATTAAGCCTCGGAGAACAAGATGAAAATTAAAGACATATTAGGTGAAGACGGAATAACTGTAACAGGTGTAGCAGGTGATAAAGCTAAATTATCAAACGGACAAGAAATTGATGCAAAAACATTAACGCCTGATCCTAAAACTCCGGGAGCGTACACTATGCCCCAAATGGATCCAACTGCTATTAAGCCAGGATCACAAGTTACTACAACAGATCAAACAACTAGCGAAGAATTTGAAGAAGAAGGTGCAATGCCTCATAAAGTAAGTTACGATGCATGGAAAGCCCATCCTGATTTTTCACCAAATGACGATGACGACGAAGATACATCATATCATAAAGCACTTAATTTTTTAATTGGCAAAGTTCATCCTGCAGATATGGAATATCACGCACATCACTTGTCTAAGCAACATCACCATGGTGCAGAGCTAGATGAAAAACATCAAGATCTTATCAGCCAGGGCAATCACGATGTTGGCGGAGATGCCACTGATAACTTTATCGATCAAGTAAGAGATAAAGGATTTGAACGTGCAAACAGAGGAGCATCAAATCCTGGTTCACGTAGCCCATTGAGTGAAAAAGATGAACTGTACAAGTGGTTAACTATCGCTGGCGTAAAATGAAAATTAATGAACTAATTGCCGGATACGAACCTCCTGCTAAAGGAGAAAAGTTTGATATGCTTTCTAAGTTTGAAATATGGACTACAAACGAAGAAAAAGAGTTACTAAAAAAACTTAAAGACCCTATTAAATTAGCACACCTTAGTGAACATGATCAATTCAAAGTTCAGGCCTTGATTCGTAAAAGTTTGGTAACTAAAGTAGGACAACAAGATCCAACAGTAGTTGCAAATGAAAACAAATAAAAAAGAAAAAGTAATCAAAGAGCTATCCATGCACTTTGAAGAAGATTTTAAAAAGACTTTACCAATAAGTATATTACCTAACGGCAACGTTGTTTATAGAAACTATATTATAGAACAAAATAAACAAGGTGACTGGACTATTAACAATTCTAGTATACTAGACCCGATAGGTACATTTTATCTTAAAACTAGTGCATTGATGGCAGCAAAAGCATATGACAGAAATGATTTAAACAGGATGTTTGAAATAGAACAGCTGGATAGAGATTACAAAAAGAATCATAGCGATAGTTTAATTTTTGCTAATAATCTTAAAAAAACTAAAGATTTTGACAGATATTTAATATTATTAAACAAATTAGAAAATAGTAACAGTAAAGTCGAACATTTCAAGGAACAAATTTCCAAGATGTTTAAGTACAGTTTTGTATAAATAACATATAGAAGCTTAGGGAAACCACCATGCAATTAAGAGAATTATCAAAGCCAGTAACGGCTAAAAAATTAAACGAAAATTTAGCAAGAAAGTTTGGCTATAAACTAAACTTAGAACAATTTACAGAAGCACAATTAGAAGATGCTCGTAACAAACTACGTACAAAGATTAGTCAATTTGAAGTAAGTGAAAGCTTTGAAAGTATGCAAAAAAGCACAACTTATCAAAAAACTCGTGCCATGTTAGATTGCATCAATCAAGAATTACTTGAGCGTGAAATGAATGAAGGCGCAAAACCAGATTACATAGATCTAGATAAAGATGGTAACAAGAAAGAGTCAATGAAAAAGGCCGCTAAAGATAAGAAGAAAGAAAAAGCAGTAGAAGAAAACTATGTTAATGCTACATTCCGTGCTCGCGCAAGCGCTCATTCAGTTCCAATGAGCTGGATTGAAAATGCATTACAACGAGTTGAACTAGGCGAAAGTGATAGAGACGAATTAAAGGCAGAATTATTAACACGTTATGACCTAAGCGAATCCCAAGCAAGTTATGTATTATTAGAAGGCGAAGAAGATAAAGCCAAGAATATCATGGCCGCCAAGGATATGGTAGAAAGAATTACAGGCTGGTTAGAAGATACAGCTCAACTAAAAGCAGAACAACTTTTAGAACTATTAGACTCTATAAGAGAAAACCAAGGCAGCGATGTTGCCCAACAATTCCAAGATTCAGTCAAACCTGCATTGGAACAAATTTATTCATGTTTAGAACAAAGTCGTCAAGGCTTACAAGCAGGCTTATCAACATTATCAGGTGGCGAAGCTCCTACAATGGGTGCAGGTCCAGAAGTTGGTGGTAATCCTCCTCCTCCAGGCGCAGAAGGTCCAGGAATGGGCATGGCACCAGAAATGGGCGGTGAAGCACCGTTAGGCGATGAAGAAGGCAGAATAAAACGTGAAAGTGTCGACTATAGTCGTCGACTAGGCATATTACTTGCATCAAAAAAAAAGTAATTCAAACTATTCGTGAAAGCGTTGATCCCTTAGTTCTTATATTAAGGGATCAACAAACTGTAGCAAATAATTCCAATGTCGCATCGTCTTTGACCTGGGATGCAATCAATAAAATGATGCAACCTTATGGCGCACCCGATATTGATTACGATAGATTTTCCGCACGATACGATAGCGATCCGACTTTACAGCAATTAGTAAATAAGTTCGACGGCAAAGGTGTGGTTGTTAAAACTAATCAAGATGAGCCAGAAGACGAAACAATACACAATCCAGTTGGCACAGGCGGAGACTCTGTTGCTCAAATGGCTAAACAAGCTACAAAAAGAGCGTTTAAATAGTTGACAAACTGCTTAATGAATGTATACTAAGCGTATATGACTTTATTAACAGAAAGGTTTGTCTATACCCAAATAGATCGTAAAAGCGAAGCAGGTAAACGCTTATATGCGTTACCTGACGGCAGCAAAGTTCCTAGTGTAACTACAATCTTAGATAAGACTAAAAGCCAAGAAAAGATTGATGCTCTTAATAACTGGAAAAAACGTGTAGGCGAAGTTAAAGCACAAGAAATTGTAACAGAAGCAAGCGGACGTGGCACACGTATGCACAAGTTTCTAGAAGACTATGTTAAAACTGGTGCAATTACTCCTCCAGGTACTAATCCTTACAGCAAGCAAAGCCATGCTATGGCACAAACTGTAATTTCTCAAGGACTTGTTAACATAAATGAAATTTGGGGAGTTGAAGTTCCATTGTATTATCCAGGACTATATGCTGGAACTACTGATGGATGCGGATTACATCTAAATGAAGAAGCTATCTTAGATTACAAGCAAACTAATAAACCTAAAAAAGAAGAATGGATTGAGGATTATTATCTTCAATTAACTGCCTACGCACTAGCACACAACAAAGTCTATGGAAGCAACATTAAAAAAGGTGTAGTTTTAATGTGTGTAAGTCCTAAAATGAACGAACAACTAGAAATGATAGATGAACCTGTTTATCAGGAATTTATACTAAAACCTGAAGATTTTGCCCATTGGGAAGGCAAATGGTGGGATCGTGTGGAGAAATACTACAAGTATAACTGATAAATATCCTATATAGAGGATATTTCCATGGCTGTAGTACAAATTAGTCGCATACAAATACGTCGCGGACAAGCGAATCAAGGCACAGGATTGCCACAATTAGCTAGCGGTGAAATGGCATGGGCCATTGATACCCAACAGTTGTTTATTGGTAACGGTGCCATTTCAGAAGGTTCTCCCGCAGTTGGTAATACTCGTGTACTAACAACCAATGATTTTAATTCTTATAGTAATATATTAGGTGAATTAAATTATACTTATAAAACAGGAACTGCTGTTTTTGCCGATAGCAGAACATATCAAAATCGATTAGAAGACCAAGTTACATCTCGTGATTTTGGTGCGAAAGGCGATGGAGTAACTGATGATACTGTGGCATTACAAACAGCAATCAATCAATTATTTGGAAATGCTAGTTATGGTCTAGCAACCGTCGATGTTGCAAACAGGGTTAAATTAATAATTCCATCTGGCACATATCTAATATCAAGCACTTTATATATCCCAAGTTATGCAACTATAGAAGGCGCTGGGTCAAATAAAACTATAATAAATTTTGTTCCAGCTGTAGGTTATACCTCGGCGGCAATGCAAGCGCCATTGGATGGTAATGGAAATGCATCTTCATACATTAATGTAAAAGGATTAACAATTTATAGTCCTGGCGGTGCTAATACATGTTTGCTTGTAAATAGTGTAAAATTCAGTGTATTTGAAGATTTATTATTACAAGGTAGTTCGACAACTGGCAATAGCAATAGTAAGTGTATCGGTATCGACATGGTTGCAGTAGGAAGCATGGTTACATGCGAAGACAATATATTTCGAAACATTAGATTTAAAAATTTTACTGCATCAATTAATGCACAGTTTGATATTTTAAATAATATTTTTGAAAATTGTAAATTCGATGATGCACAGCAGGCCATTAGACTTGGAGCAGGTTCGCAAGGTAACATAGATGGGCAACAATACGGCCCAAGACAAACTCAAATTATTAATCCTAAATTTTACAATATAAGACAACATGCTTTGTATATTGAAAGAGGATTTAATAATACTCTTGTAAACGCTAAAATGGTTAATGTCGGTAACAATGGTACTAGTAACACAAACATAAATGATGCTACCCCTCAAATATATTTTCAAACTTATGGTAATACAGTAGTAAATTGCGAATCCGATAGAGCATTAGGACAACAAAGTAATTTTTCAGATGGTTTAATGTTTTCCAATTATACTGTTAAGTATATTCCTGAATTTGCAGGACATGGATCTTATAGCTCGTTTGGTTGGATAAATCCTACTCCTCTCACTAATGCTATAACAACTCAAAGTAGCCCTACTAGTATTTTTAGATTACCAGTGAATACTAGTTCAGCAGGTCTTTCAAACTCTAGTCCTAATTATATTAGTGATACTATAAATTACGAAATTAAATATTTTTACAAAAGTAATGTTAATGCATTTAGTCGCAGAGGAACAATATCCTTAGCAGTAGACATTGTGCATCAGACTATTCATATGAGTGATGATTTTGATTTCGCAGGAACCGATTCTGTGTATAATACTAACAGTTCGTATAGCCTTCAATTAAGCTTTTCTGCCGCACTTATAGATATTAACGGAAATACTTATGCTGGTGCAATTGATTCAAATAATGCACCTTTAGGTACACGTAATGGAACTGGTAGCCCTTATGGTATAATGATTTATTACACTAATACCTTAACCGGTGACCAAGGTGAGTTTGGTTTTTCATATACAACAACTCAATAATACTTCGATTTGATAGACAATAAGTATAAATGCGTATATAATTCAGTGTGTTACTAAGATAAAATATACGTCGGTTAGAAAAAAATCCTATTAAAAATCCCCAAAAATCAACGACTACGAATAGATTCGTGGTCGGTTTAGCCACCACTAAATACTACCTCAACCGCGTAACTAAACAAGAAACAACATAAAGAAAGAGAAATGACTAAGATTACAGTAATTAAAAGAAGCGGCAATAGGGAGCCGTTGGCAGTAGAAAAATGGCAAGCCCAGATAGCAAAAGTATGCAAGGGCATTGCAGATGTAAGTCAATCAATGATAGAAATTAAAAGTCAGCCACATTTTTATGATGGAATTACTACAGCAGAGATTGATGAAATTACACTTAGAGCAATAGTGGATTTGATTGATATGGAATCAAATCCAGGTGTAGGTCATGTAAATTATCAGTATGTAGCAGGTAAACAGCGTTTATCAATGTTACGTAAAGATGTTTACGGCAGTTATGATGTACCGAACCTATACAAAATTATACAAAAAAATGTTTCAGTAGGATTGTATACTCCAGAACTATTAGAGTGGTATACAGAAGATGATTGGAACAAAATGGATGCTATGTTGGATCATGAAAAAGATGAACAATATTCATACGCCGCAATTGAACAACTTATTGAAAAATATTTGGTGCGCAATCGTGCAACAAAGGAAATTTATGAAACTCCGCAAATTAGATATATTATTGCCGCGGCTACAGTCTTCCATAAAGAAGAACCTAACTCAGCTCGCATGCGCTACATCAAAGAATATTACCAAGCGGCTAGCGATGGCCTATTCACTTTGGCTACTCCTGTGCTTGCTGGTCTGGGAACTCCTACCAAGCAGTTCAGTTCGTGTGTCTTGATACGCAGTGATGATGATTTAGATAGTATATTTGCATCTGGGGAAATGATGGCCAAGTATGCTAGTAAACGTGCTGGTATTGGTTTAGAAATTGGTCGACTACGTCCATTAGGTTCACCTATTCGTGGCGGAGAGATCATGCATACTGGCATGATCCCATTCTTGAAGAAATGGTTCGGAGATCTTCGTAGTTGCAGTCAAGGAGGTATTCGCAATGCAAGTGCTACTGTATTTTATCCCATTTGGCATCATCAGTTTGATGACCTTATTGTTCTTAAGAACAACCAAGGAACAGAGGAAACAAGAGTTAGACACATGGACTATGGAGTTGTCCTTAGCAAATTCTTTTGGAGACGATTTAAGAACAAAGAAAATATCACGTTCTTTGATCCGAATGAAGTACCTGAATTATATGAAGCCTTTTATCGTAACACAGCGCAATTTGAAGAACTGTATGTAAAGTATGAAAAGCGTACAGACTTACGTAAGAAAGTTATGAACGCAGAAGATGTATTCAAAGGTGGTATACTTAAAGAACGTACAGATACTGGACGTATCTATCTAGTGTTCATCGACAACGTACAAAATCAAGGACCATTCGATCCTGAGTTCCATACAATTTATCAAAGTAACCTTTGTTGTGAAATCCTATTACCTACTAAATCTTTCAAGCGTCTTGATGATGTGGATGGCCGTATTGCTCTTTGTACACTTGGCTCAATCAACTGGGGAGCCTTCCGTAATCCAGAAGACATGCGTCGTGCTTGCCGTATTCTACAGCGTAGCCTATGTAACATTCTTGATTACCAAGACTTCCTATCAATCCAGAGCAAGTTATCCAACGATGAAATACAGCCCCTGGGCATTGGTGTTACTAACCTAGCCTACTGGCATGCCAAACGTGGATTAAAGTATGGAGAAAAGGATGCACTACAAGATGTTAAATCTTGGATGGAGCATCAAGCCTATTACTTGACAGAAGCTACTGTTGAGTTGGCCAAAGAACGCGGGGCGTGCTTACATAGTAGTCAGACACGCTACGGCCAGGGGATCTTCCCCTGGGAACTACGAGCTGAAGGTGCTAATGAACTAGCAGACTTCACACCTGAACTTGACTGGGAAACCTTACGTACTAATATGAAACAGTATGGAGTTCGCAATGCAACCTTAATGGCCATTGCCCCAGTTGAAAGCAGTAGTGTTGTTATAAACAGCACTAATGGAATCGAGTTACCTATGAGTTTGATCAGTACAAAAGAAAGCAAAGCCGGATCGTTTACACAGGTTGTACCCGAATATGCTAAACTTAAGAACAAGTATCAGTTAATGTGGGATCAAAAGGATTGCGATGGTTATATAAAGACAGCCGCAGTTTTAGCCGCCTACGTTGATCAAAGCATAAGTACAAACACATTTTATAACCCAGCACACTTTGCAGATCGTAAAGTGCCAACTACATTGATTGCTAAGAATTTAATGCAGGCTCAAGTATGGGGACTAAAAACTTTCTACTACAGTTTGATTAACAAAGCAGGTAGTAAAGCTGTCGAAACTATTGCAGAATCTTATATCAACGGATATAACATAGATTCAGAATTAGACGAAGAAGATTGCGAAGCATGTAAACTATGAGTAAAGAACAATATAACTTAAATACAAAGACAGACTATTTGACACGTAAGATGTTTCTGGATCCAGCAGGTCCAGTTACTATCCAACGTTTTGAAGAAGTCAAATACAAAAAAATTGCAGACTTTGAAGCGACAGCCCGAGGCTTCTTCTGGCAACCCGAAGAGATTAGTCTTAGTAAAGACGCAAATGATTTTAAGGATGCAAGCGATGCGATTAAACATATTTTCACCAGCAATTTATTGCGTCAAACAGCACTTGATAGTCTTCAAGGTAGAGGACCAAGCCAAGTGTTTACGCCTGTTATCAGTTTACCTGAACTCGAAGCACTTGTCTACAACTGGACTTTCTTTGAAACCAACATCCATAGCAAGAGCTACAGTCACATAATCCGTAATATTTACAATGTGCCTAAAGATGTATTCAACACTATTCATGATACACAAGAGATTGTAGACATGGCGGCAAGTATTGGAGACTACTACGACCAATTACATAGAATAAATTGTGCCAAAGAAACTGGCGGACAATATTCAGAAGAAGCACACATCCGAGCAATCTGGTTGGCTCTTAATGCATCATATGCACTAGAGGCATTCCGCTTTATGGTTAGCTTTGCTACAAGTCTAGCGATGGTTGAGAATAAAATCTTTATTGGTAATGGCAACATTATTAGTTTGATTTTGCAAGATGAGTTGCTACACAAAGGCTGGACTGCTTTCTTAATCAACCAAGTAATCAAAGAAGACAGCCGTTTTGCCGCCGTTAAAGAAGAATGCGAACAAGAAGTATATAATTTATATATGGATGTAATTCGTGAAGAAAAAGACTGGGCAGTATACTTGTTCAAGAAAGGTCCTGTGATTGGACTTAATGCAAATATTCTAATGGACTTTGTTGATTATACCGCGGTTAATGCTCTTAAAGAAATAGGTATTAAATATCAAAGTACAGCGCCAAAGTCGACTCCGATCCCTTGGTTTAATAAGCATAGCGATACAAGTAAAAAACAAACAGCATTACAGGAAAGCGAATCAACCAATTATGTTATTGGCGTGATGAGCGAAGGCATTGACTACGATGCCTTACCAGCACTATAATAGGAGATAACAATGTCAGGTAAAGGAAGTAAATCCAGACCTTTCAGTGTCGATCGTCAGACCTTTGAAAGCAACTGGGATCAAATTTTTAAGAAAAAGGAAACAAAAAATGAAAGCGATAGTGTGGAGCAAGAACCAATGTCCTTATTGCGACCAAGCGAAGAACCTTCTAAAACTGAAGGGAATTGATTACGAAGAACGTAACATTAATAAAGACTATACTCGTGAACAGTTATTAGAAGCAGTACCTACTGCCAGAACTGTTCCACAAATATTTTTAGACGATAAATTAATAGGCGGCTTTACAGAATTAAAAGCTCATTTTGAAAAGGTATAATAAATGTTAATTAATAAAGGTATCACCCCAGGTGAAGTTGTAACAATCAAAACAACAGCAGGCGAAGAGATTGTTGCTAAATTAATCGAAGAAGGTGCATTAGGAGTTAAGGTTAGTAAACCATTGTGTTTAACAGCAACTAAAGATGGCATTGGTCTAGTTCCATTCTTGTTTACTACAGATCCAGATGCAGAGGTTTCTATTAACAGAAATACAATAATGGTTTTGGCACCCACAATTAAAGATGCCGCAGATCGTTATACCGAGCAAACTACTGGTATTAAATTAGCATAAATATTAACATGCCAGCCGTAGCTCGTAAAAATGGAACCGATACAGTAGCCTGCACAGATGGTGCTCAGGGTTCTGTATGCCAGCGAGACGGGCACGGCAATCCAATAGATTGGCATTGGGACACACCGACTACACAGGCTACCGATAAAGGTAGCGATAATGTGTTTGTGAACAATATTGGAATAGTTCGACAAAATGACACTATGAAGGTTCATGATGATGGTACTCCTTGTGTACCAAGTGCTGTTACACATGCACCTGCTCTAAGTACATACAGCGGTAACGTGTATGCTAATAATTTATTAGTTGGAAGATTAGGCGACAAATATGATTCAGATGGGCATATGGATCATACTATCAGTTCAGGTTCGCCAAACGTGTTTGCAAATAGTTGACATTTATTTTTATCTGTTGTATACTAGGTATAAGTACTCTGTACTCGCCTAAAGGAGAAATTAAATGGCCACAAACAAATATGCAGAATTTACTGCAATCATCGAAGCAATGGAAGCAGATTTTGAAAAGTTTTACGATAAAGAAGTAGGTGCCGCAGGTACTCGCGTTCGTAAACATTGTCAAGATTTGGCTAAATTGTGCAAAGAGACTCGTAACGACGTTACAGCAGTTAAGAACGCCCGCAAAGAAGCAAAGTGATTGAGTCTTTCATAAAAGAATTTTTATTTGAAGTAAATGAGTTTCCAACATTCGGAAAAGATTTTAATTGTTTTACTGTTAAAGATTACTTCTTTTATGATTCTCAGACAACTGTGTATGGGCACAGGAGTTTAATTGTTCCTGTGTCGTCGTTAAAAAATTCGGATGCTTTACCAAGTATTGATATAATACAAGATTTGATAAAAAGAAATATACCTATATTAAAGAAAACTATCGATTTTCGAAATAAATCTGAAATATGGAGTTACGATGATTCTTTATTATAACGTACATGTTATTTCAAATTATATAAAAGCATTTCCAAGTTCTCGAAATTTATTATCAGATAAATTCAGTGAAAATCTTCATGACAATTATGATTATTTTAATCTTAATACTCATAATATGGTTTACGATAGAACTGGAATACTTCCTCATTTTTTAAATATAACACCTGACTTGCATCCGATGCCCGGTGCCGAGTTAAATTATAATAAAGATTTTTTCAGCATTACAGAAGAACGTGCTCGAGAATTATTATCTTTAGGCAAACCTATTAATGTAATGTGGAGTGGTGGTATCGATAGTACCTATGTGCTATTTGCATTAAAATATTTTGCAAATGACCCGGACCAGATAAGAGTATACGGAACTTATAATTCTATTATCGAATCTGGTGATATGTTTGATAGAAGAATCCGTAAAGAATTTAAACATCACATAAAAGTACCTACTAGTAATGAATTTAACTGTCAAGAATTAGACGGGATTTATGTTAGTGGTATGTGTGGTAATCAATTGTTTGGACCGACGGATGATTTTTTTGCCAATGGTGATACTGCTATGTTTCATCACACATTAGGTACTCCGGAAACAATTTACGAATCTTATAAAAATAATATAGATCCAGAATTATTAGAATTTTTACAACCAGTAATAGATGCTAGTCCTAGAAAAATAGAGACAATAGCAGATCTTAGATGGTATTGCATCTTTAATTTAGATTGGTATACCGCACAATACGAACATAAAATTAGTATGCCAAAATCTGTAGCAACTAATATATACGGTTTTTTTGATTCAATAGAATTTCAAAAATGGGCAATAAACACTAAGGAACCTTTTACTAAAATTAAAGGAAATCCAAATACCCATCGGTGGCCTATGCGGCAGGTATTAAGTGAAGTATTTGATGAACCAAATTATGCTACTAACAAAGAAAAAAAGATTAGTAATTTTGCAAGTGGTAAACATAATTGGGTTTGTTTATTAGACAATTACAGGAATGTTTATATGACATAATTGTCAACTAAATATTAGTCTAAGGCGTTATATTATTATACGCTTAAAGGAGTATGTTATGAAAAAGACATTATTAGCTTTATCATTATTAGTATTATTTGGTACAGCAAGTGCACAAGCCCACGGTCCATATCGCATGGGCGGTTGGCACGGCGGATATTATGGTTGCGGCGGCTGCTGGGTTGCACCGGCATTAATTGGCGGTGTAGTTGGATACGAACTAAGTCGTCCAAGTACTGTTGTTGTCGAGCAACAACCTAGTGTTATTGTTCAACAACCACAAACAGTTGTACAAGCACCACCTGTTGGATATCATTGGCAAGAAATGATTGATCCAGCAACTAATACTAAAAAAATCGTATTAGTACCAAATTGATCCATAAATACCTCGAAAGGGGTATTTTATGTTCAGTTTAAAAACAAAAGTAGAAGAAAAGATTCCACGTAGTTTCGCTAAAGTTATTACTTGGCGTATTTTGGTTACTATTACTAATTTCTTTGGTGGATGGATCGCTAGTGGTAATCCTTGGGTAGGCCTAGGAGTAGTTAGTTTTGCCCTAGTAGTTAACAGTATTATGTATTTTTTCCATGAACGTGCATGGAATGCCAGCGATTATGGCAGAGATATTAATGAGCCTGTAGAAGACGCTAAATAAGTAAAATAAGCGGAGATCTTAAATGACAGCAAAACACGTAAAATGGGTATTAGCACACGAACCAATCGAATTGTTTATTCGTGCGGCCAAAGTATTTGCCAACGAAGTGAATAAAAGAGCACCTGGAGAGTTAGACATAGAAGTTATGACTATGGGTGAATATGGGGACAAATATAACAATGGCGTTAGTCCTGACAAGCATAGTCTAGTAGATTTATTAGATGCTAGTGCAATTGAAATGAGTCAAACTTACACAATTACACTAGGTAAGATTAATAAAGATTTTTATGCATTAGACTTACCATTTTTGTTTAAAGATCACGATCATGCAACTCGTGTATTTGAAGGTGAAGTTGGTGCTAGCTTACTAAACAGTTTGCAAGAGTCAAAGAAAGTAAAAGGTTTAGCATTTACATACTCGGGCGGTTTCCGTATTATTCCTGGAAACGAAGCAGTTAGCCGTATTGAAGATTTGCGTGGTGTAAAATTACGTACAAGTTTTAGCCCTGTAGCTATTGAAACATTCAAAACATTAGGAGCTGACGTAGTTCCGATGGAATTAGAAGAGCTGACAGATAATTTAGGCAATGCAAATGTTACTGTCGGAGAAAGCACATACCCGCGTATCTATGCATTAAATCAAGCACGAGTAAGTAATTATATTAACCATACAGAACACAGTTTATTCCTAACAAGTATCCTAATTGGTACTGATTTCTGGAATTCATTGAGTCCAGAACTACAAACTATTGTTTCTGAAAGTGCTCAAGTAGCCGCTCGTTATGAACGTGCTATTAGTATCGACGATGTTGAGCAAGTACAAGCTCGTGCAGAAGCTGATGGTATAGAAGTTATTAAAATGAGTGCAGAAGAACAAGCTCGTTTTGCTGATGCAACTCAAATAGTTTACACTAAATTTGCCGATTACTTTACACCTGGGCTGGTAAAGAAGATACAATTACACTAATATGGCATATAGCGAAAAAGTAGTCGACCATTACGAAAACCCACGCAATGTAGGATCGTTTGAAAAAGGAGATCCTACAGTTGGAACCGGAATGGTCGGTGCACCTGCTTGTGGGGATGTCATGAAATTACAAATAAAAGTAGATGAAGATGGTATTATTAGAGATGCTCGTTTCAAGACATACGGATGTGGTAGTGCGATCGCCAGTTCTAGCTTGGTCACAGAGTGGGTTAAAGGAAAAACTTTGGACGAGGCGCGAAGTATTAAAAACAGCGACATCGCCTCGGAGTTGGCTCTTCCACCTGTTAAAATCCACTGCTCAATCCTCGCAGAAGATTGTGTGAAAGCCGCAATAGATGATTACCGTAACAGACACAGCCAAGGCTAAGATCAAACAAAATCTTGCCAAACGCGGTAAAGGCGTTGGTATTCGCATAGGTGTAAAGACCACAGGTTGTAGTGGTTTAGCATATACACTAGAATATGTTGACAAATACGAAGCAGAAGTCGGTGTGATCAATTATAGCCAACAAGAATTTATAGTTTTAGTTGATCAAAAAGCAGACGCTTATTTGAATGGAATGACTGTAGACTGGGTCCGCAATGGACTCAATGAAGGATTTGATTTTATCAATCCAAATGAACGTGACCGTTGCGGTTGCGGTGAAAGTTTTCGAGTATAAACCCATTTGACACAGTTGGCATAATCTAGTATAATACTAGCTATTGTTAAACTATTGGAGTTAAAATTGACACCAGATCAGCAAGATTTTTGGAATTGT